CTGACCAAGCAAAAGCAATTTGCTCAGTACTGGCCCGCTTCTACGCTGGCTGGTGACGCTGTTGCTATCGTTTGCGATGATCCCGACACCGTGTTTAAAGCTGTTGTGTGTTCTGCTACTACCGTTGTTGCTGGTGGCGCTCGCGCCATGATCGGCCAAAACTTGGCTATGATCAACAACACTGGTAACGTGAATACCGGCAATTCTGCTAACGCTTTGTTGGCTCCTAGCGCCACCCCAGCTACAACCGACGCCCTGCCAGTGCGTGTTTTGGGCCTCGTGCCTGACACCGAAGTGGCTTTGGGTACTGCTACTTTCTCTAGCATCTCTACCGCCACCATCACTTGCTCGGCCTTGCCTTTCGCATTGCCCGTAGGTACAGATGTGGGTTCGTTGGCTGCTAACGGTCAGTACATCCCATCCGGCTCGTTTGTTGCTACCGCAGCCGCTGCTGGCGCTACCTCCGTTGTGTTGAACCAAGCTCCTGTGGCCGCTTTTGCTGCCAGCTCTACGCTTGTGTTTAACCAGTTCCCAGAGTTGCTGGTTAAGTTGAACTTCGGTCAACACCAGTATTACGCTGCCACCAGCATTGCTTAAGGAGTAACTAAAAATGGCAATTTCACGTGCACAACTACTTAAGGAACTCCTGCCCGGCTTGAATGCTTTGTTTGGTATGGAGTACGCTCGTTACGGTGAAGAGCATAAAGAAATTTATGAAACCGAATCTTCTGAGCGTTCCTTTGAAGAAGAAACCAAGCTGTCTGGCTTCTCCGCCGCTCCGGTGAAGAACGAGGGCGCTGCCATTGCTTATGACAATGCGCAGGAAGCTTGGACTACCCGCTATAACCACGAAACCATCGCTTTGGGTTTCTCGATTACCGAAGAGGCAATCGAAGACAACTTGTACGACAGCTTGTCTGCTCGTTACACCAAAGGTTTGGCTCGTGCTATGGCCTATACCAAGCAGGTTAAAGCCGCTGCCGTTATCAATAACGGTTTCTCTGCCAATTACATTGGTGGCGATGGCGTACCCCTGTTCAGCACCGCTCACCCACTGGTTTCCGGTGGCACCAACAGCAACCGTCCAGCCACTGCTGCCGACTTGAACGAGACTTCTTTGGAAGCCGCCGTTATTCAAATCGCTGCTTGGACAGACGAGCGTGGCCTGTTGATCGCTGCTAAACCACGTAAGTTGATCGTTCCTCCTGCTTTGCAGTTCGTTGCAACTCGTTTGTTGGAAACCAGCCTCCGTGTTGGCACTAATGACAACGATATCAACGCCCTGAAGAACAATGGTTCTATCCCTGAAGGCTACAGCATCAACCATTACCTGACCGACACAAACGGCTGGTATCTGTGTACTGATGTGCCTAACGGCTTGAAGCACTTCGTTCGTTCACCCCTGCAAAACAGCATGGACGGTGATTTTGATACAGGCAACGTGCGTTACAAGGCCCGCGAGCGTTATTCGTTCGGCTGGTCTGATCCGCTCGGCATGTTCGGTTCACCCGGTAGCAACTAAGCAATTAGTAGCGAAAGAGGGGGCTTCGGCCCCCTTTTTTATTTTCATTTTTTTATTGACATGCGTTTAAATTGGTGTATATTGGGAACGTCCCGGGAAACCCGGTGCATCAAACTGACCCGGCAGACGACATACCGATTGATGCGCTGATCTTGTATGTAAGGAAAATTTAATGGCACTCTCAACCACCCAATCAATCTGGCGTTCTGGTGGCGGCGATCAAACACGTACTGCTTATTGCGGTTCTGGCGTTATGGCTGCTCAGTTTTACTTTGACCCTACCTTAGTAAACACTACTCGCGTTCAAGTTTCTTCAACTGACACCACCCCCGTAATCCTGCCCGCTGGCGCGATCATTACGGCTATTCAAGTTAACGCTACCGGTACAGGCGGCACCACTCCTACTATGGATATGGGCTTTACCCTGTACGGCACCGGCACAACTAGCCCAACCGCTCTGGTAGACAACTACGCTGCTGATGCTGGCAAAAAGCAAATTGTTTGGGGCGATAGCGGCACTGGCGCTTCTTTGGGCGCTGTTATGTCTTCTACCGAATTGGTGTACATAACCGGCGGTGCAAACACTGGCGACGCTCCCACTGGCGGTACTGTAGTCGGTACTATCCTTTATTTTGTAGCCGATCCTTTGCTGGGCCAACAAAATGTCTAATTTAGGCATATGGTCGTCCATAACCCGCATGGGGTTAATTGAGCCATTTGAATTGCAAGTGGCTCGTGGGCAAGTGGGCGGCCATTCTGTAGTTACGGTGTCCGGTTACAACTCCGATGTTGACACGTCGTGGGAAATGATTACTCCTATTGGGGACTTATCATTTCCTGCTGCCGCTTTACAGATGACTGTAAGCTCATCAAGTGCCAGCGATACAGCGGCGGGAACTGGCGCAAGAACTGTACTGATTTCGGGGTTGGACGCCAACTATGCGGTTATTACTGAGACGGTTACTTTGAATGGTCAGACTGCTGTAACGACCACCAATTCATTCTTGCGCATCAACAATATGTTGGTTACAACCGCAGGTACTGGATTGGCCAATGCAGGCATCATTTACATTGGTTCGGGCACTGTAACTTCTGGCGTACCAGCAACAATCTATAACGTAATTGCTGTAGGCTATAACAATGCAACATCAAGCCAATACACAATACCCGCTGGCTACACGGGCTACTTGGTGATTGCTCGAATTGGTTTGGCTCAAGATACCGGAACCAGCTTAATTACGGCAAGAACTCGTTTTGTTGGGACAAATGGAATTGCCATCACCGGCCCATTGATTGTTACCAATAACAATATTTCAACCCAACCATTTCCCTACCCTCTCTCAATTGCTGAAAAGACTCGCATTCAAGGCGAAGCAATTGGCGGGGCGGCAAACAATGAAGCGTCTGGCTTTTTTGAACTAATTCTCATTGAAAACCATATTCAGTAATGGCTAAATCAGAAGCATGGACGAGGAAAGAAGGCAAGAACCCAAAGGGCGGCTTGAACGCAAAGGGGCGGGCTTCTTACAACGCAGCCAATCCGGGGAAACCCGGGCTAAAGCCTCCTCAACCCGAGGGCGGCTCAAGGCGCGACTCTTTCTGCGCGAGGATGAGTGGAATGAAGAAGAAGCTGACCAGCGAGAAGACCGCGAGAGACCCAAACTCCCGGATTAACAAAAGTTTGAGGGCTTGGAACTGCGCCGAAGGTGGGTATGTAGATTCAGCAGATGGTGTAGCCCAAAGAGGAAAAACCAAGGGAAGGATGTGTTAATGCCAAGTACTAGCCAAAAGCAGCATAATTTCATGGAGGCCGTTGCACACAATGCATCGTTTGCCAAGAAAGCTGGAGTCCCGCAATCTGTGGGGCAAGAGTTTAGTAAAGCCGATAAAGGTATGAAGTTTAAAGGGGAAGGGCGCTCAAGAGCCGACTTGCAGCGTGTAAACAAACCCGAAACTCGGCAGGGTAAAACAGAACTTTTTTCTAAAGGTGGTGAAATGAAAGAATCCAAAGCAATGGTCAAAAAAGAAGTGGACTTTATGAAAAAGAAGGGCGCTCCTAAATCCATGATTAAGCATGAAAAAGCTGAGATGATGGGCATGAAAAAAGGTGGAATGACCAAGATGGGCGCTGTTAAAACAGCCAAACCCTCTTCGGGTTCAGCCTCTTCCCGCGCAGATGGCGTTGCGCAAAAGGGTAAAACCAAGGGCAAAATGCTGAACAAAGGCGGAATGGCCTGCTAAGGATTCATCATGAAGAAGAAGGCAAAGAGATACGACAACGGCGGCAGAACATTCTCCGCTGAGCAAGAGGCTTGGCTGGGAGGCGCAGACCGCACCGATCCTTATATTTTGGCCCGGATGGAACGTGCCGTCCCAAGCAAAAAGGCTCCTGTAGTAGACAGCGTAAAGCCCAAAACTCGCGCAGAGGTTGAGGCAGAGAATGCTGTATCAGAAGCCCCTAAAAAGGACTTGTCTGAAATCCGCTCAGAAGATGGCTCTTTGTCTAAACTTAGACGCAACACCGAAACGGGTGAGTTGTATAGCCGCGACGAACCTATTACCCGCTCTTTTGCATCTAAAACTCCTAGTAAGCCCAGCTCTCCGGCGAAAAAAACTAGAGCGTCTAGGGATTTTGATACTGATATACCAGTTGAAAAACCGGCAGAGAAAGCTACCGCGCCATCTCGCAAATTATCTAGAGATGAGATGATCTCTTCAATTCCAACGGACAAAAATACCGTTGAGGGTGGCGATCGTATCTCCGGTAACGAGTTTACCCGTAATGTCGGGAACACGATGAATGCATTGGCTGGCGTTACTGGAGCCGGGGCAGCTAACCCAGCTATTCGCTCCGCAATGAATGCAGGTTTATATGGTCGTCGTTCAAGCCAAGCTGGCAGGGAAGCTATAGCCAACAATCCAACCCGTCAATTGACAGGCCCATCTAAAGCCGATCTTATGGCTAGAGATAGAGCCTCTCGTGCAGCCGAACGCCAAACAGAGATGTTGCGTGAAAACGCCCGCCGGTCGGGCCTTGATCCAGATAACATCAATGCAGATGTAGCCAACGCAATCCGTCAAAACATGGGCGGTAAAG